AGCATGGCCCCATTAGCCGCAACCTGTAACCCATTTGCCGTTATGACCTGAGACGCGGAAGCTAGCAAATCCGACTCAGCTGCGCTCACGAAACCAATAAATCTGTTGCGCCCCGCATGGGCATCAGCGTCAGATGATCCTGCTACAGATGACGCAGACAGCCTGACCCGATACGGGGAAAATGTCGTTGCTGTAAGCGCGGTTATTGGAAACGCTGGGTGCGTCAAACAAACGGGTGCCACCACCGCGCTAGCCGACGCAGCGGGGGCAACGCCTACACTAATGTAGTCGCCTTCTGCGTAACCCCTAACCCAATATCCACCTGTGAGGTAACTAGCCATAAATTATTGCTTTGTTAAATAATCGTGAGCCACATAAGCCAGCGCCGCAAATATTCCTAGTAGGTAATCCTTTGCCCAGTTCATGCCGCCTCCTCCGCCTCCTTTTTAAGCGAGGACATAAGGTTCTGAGTGAACACGTCCTGCGCTACCGTCAACTGATCCATAGAAAATCGTAGCTGCGCGGCTCGCTTTTGTAGATCCTGAATCTGACTGATGAAATACTTCTGCTCATCTGTCATTAAATCCACATCATGCTTAACGCCGTCGATTTCAATCGTGTTATCGCTCATCGTTTCTCTTCCTGTAAGCGTGGTTTAGCTCTTAATTACAAGCTCTTAGCTAACACAAACAAGTCATCAATCTCTTCTTCTGACATACCCAAAGCAGGCATTAAAGTCACTACTAGCGGGGACAGGCGCTGTACTTCGCTACCGTATGACCACTCAATCTCTGCGGCCTCTCTCTCGCCATCGGGCAAGCCAGAGATAGCCGAATCAACTGAAGACAATAGTCCCTCTGACAACAGAGCAAGCCTAGCCTGACGCATAGTTACAACGGTTTCTGCTCTGTTTTTAAAAACAACTTGCTGCTTTTCCTCATCAGATTTTTCAGAAACCGTCCATGTTTGTGTAATGGCATCATCTGTTTCCACCCACTCAAAGGTTACATTTTGAGTTGCCCGATCGCAGTCTGGGGAATCAATATAAACACGGGGCTTCGCCACACCCTCAAGGGACTGAGGAGAAACCTCTGAAGGTAGATCAGATATGTTTTCCCAAAAACTCTTAGCTCTTTCTGCGCCATCCTGAGCCACTAAATGCAAATTTTCGTCACCGAAATCCGTAATACTAAAGTTGATCCAGTAATCTGGAAGATCAGCTTTTGTGTACTTAACCTGCAAGTGAAGTTGCTGGGGTGAAGCTTTTACAATTTCATAATTAATCATTTTTAAAACCTCAAGGTGCATCCCCACCAACTGTCGCTTCCGCTACCACCAAAGGCTTCAGGGTCTTCTGTTACATTAGCAGTGCTAAATTTATAGGCTACCGCACAAGACGATCCTGTCACCCCTCCTCGTGTTGATGAGTCTGTACTTATAGTTCCTGCAAGCGTATAACCACTAGGAGCACTCATTGATACCTCATCATCATCTAAACAACCGACAGCTACGACCATATTTGATGTGCCACTAGCGCTTCTTGAGGGCGGGTTAGGCATACCACTAAAGCTGTTTGTATTCTCAGCAGCATTGTTATACCCACCGTCGTTATCAACACTTCTAAAAATTGCCGCAACTAAACTGACTGCTTTTAAACGCTCACCAGCGGTACTGCCGCTAAAAGTCATGTAAGGGTTTGAATCTCCGCTGGCCCAATTTCCAATCGAAACAGCGGCCATAGGCGCATACCTATAGTTTCCGAAGCTACCGTAGCTTCTTTCTTCAATCTCTAAGTCTGCCATTCCTGACCAACCTGTATGCGAACCGAAATCTCCAGTATCTGCCGCATAAGCAACAACCACTACGTCCCCAGCTTGCACTCCAGCGCCCGTTAAATTAATAGCCTCTGAAGAACTATCAAGACCCATATCCGTACCAACTTTTATCGTAACAACGCCTACAAGTGAAGGGCCAGAACTTGCACCATAAAAATCAGCAAACCCCATTTCAGCCTGAGCAGAGGCACCTATCAAGCCGCGCACATCGGCGTTGTTAATGGCAACGTAAGTGCCGGTCGTTCCTCCTGCCTCAACGTGAATGTCATCAAGGGTAATTTGGCCTGAGCTAGGAAGAGCCATTCTTTAGCGCCTCCACTTCTGCGCGTAGCTCAGATACAGCATTGATTAACACTGCACACAGCTTTTCGTAATCCACCGTCTTGTAAACAGTTTCTTCGTCGCCCAACAAAGGCATCGTGGTGTCGTGTACGATCTCAGGAATAACCTGCTCAACCTCTTGAGCAATTACACCGTAGTCTCTCTTGCCTTCACGCGATCCTGCGTTCCATGTATAGGTAACACCGCGTAATGCATCTACAGTATCCAGTGCGCCTGTGATGTCCTGTACGTTATCCTTGAGGCGTTCGTCTGATATGGCCGTGGAGTAGGCAATGACGTTCCCATCAACGTGAAGATTGCCATTGTTATTTAAGCGCATTTCTTCACTGGCTCCAGTGATGAATCGCATATTGTCCCCGTTGTGATGATAAGCAATCCTGCCCACATCATTATCGCCGCTGTCACCAAACTGGATAATGCTATCGGCTGTGGTTCCTGAGATAGACAAGCGCAATATTGCATCGTCGCTAGCGCCTGTGAACTGATTGTGAACGCGTAACACAGCATCGCCACCACCAGACGGCGCTCTAATGTCAAGCGGGAAAGATGGCGCAGTGATCCCAATCCCGACGTTGCCGGTCCCGTCTATCGTTAGCCTAGTAGCAGCCGCGTTACTACCATTGGAGTACGTTAGAACATCGGTGCTTCGGTCAAACGCAAACTCACCTCTAAATCCGGTTGTAGATATTTGTGTGCCTAGATACAGTTTCGCAACAGAGCCTGATGTATTAGTTCCTACTGCACATGCCGAAGTGCCGCCTTGAAACTCTACGTTGTGGGTAAAGGTAGTGTCACCGCTGGAGTCTATGCGCATACGCTCGACGAATGCACCGTTCGTAAATTTAATTACATTAGGAGTAGTGGCGTGGTCATCTCCGTATAAAACAACACCAGCACCTTGGTTGTACGCTCTGCCCCCGTAAAGAGCAAAAGTCCCATCGTCAGACGATCCATCACTGGAGCCGCTAAAAATAGTGGTGTGCTGAGTGCTAGTCCCTACTCCAAATGAACCGCCATTAGATAATTCTAGTCTTCCATAGAAGGTCGTATCTTGATTTTCATCAATGCGGATAGCTTCTGTGTTATTAGTTCCAAATTGAATTAGCCCAGCAGATTCTTCGTTCCAAATCTTGAATGTATCTCCGCTACCACCAAAGCCTAAATAAGCGTGTCGGTCAGTGCCGCGCTCAAACTCCATGTACAAAGGGCCATCGTCGGTAGATCGTAAGGTCAGTATGGGGTCTTCTGTGCCTTCTAGTACGGCGTTGGTAGCAGTTACTTGACCTACAGACACATTGTTAGTAGTCGTAGCACCACGGCCTGTTACTGAGTCAAGCGTGTCAGTTTCTGTATAACTCGTAATATAACCAGAGTCGTTAGTCCATTGACTAATGTTGCCTGACTTATTAGTAAGGGTATCGGTACTAGACGCCTCAATCTTATCGTCATTCAGATTGATAAAGTTGGCGTCTACCTCAGCGTGAGTAAGCTCGGAGCCTTTTGCGGCAGTCCCGTCAGTCTGCGCCGTTGACCGGGTTACTAGAGTAGCCATTAGTCAAGTGTCACCTTTAGGTTGCCAGCGTTAATCCGTAGGATGTCGCCTGTGCTAATCACCTTGGATAGCGCCGTGGTGAAGTCTGATGGATCTGTTAGCTCCGCGTAGGCAAGCATATTGCCACCGGAGAGCGCATCAAACACGCCCGCATGGGTAACAGTACCCCAAGACCCGGTGGCCTCTGGGAACTCTATAACCGCGCTAGACGCAGCCGTAGTGGGCGATGTACCTGACACCGTGAATGCAGCAGACTGCCGAGCGTATGAGTTGCCCGATATCTCAGTGCCAGCAGCAGAGTCACTTGCCGTAGACGTAAACAGCCCTACATACAAAGTGGTGGGCGCGGTATACGCAGACCCACCAAAAACGTGATCGAGAACCTTGTCCTCTAAGTAATCTGAAAAGCTCATCCTAGCCCCTTAATCTTCATTGTGAGTCCAGAGCCTGAGAATGATCCATCCTCACTGCTCCGATTGATTCTGTCCCGGGCGGCAGAGTACAGCTGCGCCCATACGCCAATACGCTGATCTTCAGCCAAGTATGGCGAGGAATGCAGCAGCGCGCCGTACAAGTATACGTCTGGGTGATCCGTCAACAGCCAGTTGGTTGCGTTAGTAGATGACAGTGCCGGGACTTTTTCGTAATACAGTAGCTCAACCTCATACGTCCCATCCGGGGTAGGAAACACCTCAAACGCCCTTTCAGCGTGTCGGAAGAACTTAGGCTCCCCGGTAGTGTTCTCCGCACCAGCGCGCTTGTCTGACATAGACGCAGCCGACAAATACTCTAAGTGGCGAGTGCCACCGCCCGTGATATTAATCCGTATCGTCTCCAGCCAATCAGATGGGCGATCTAGGTATTGCTGGTCTAGGCTGGCAGTGGCCCGGTTCTCCATCTCGTAATGGCGTACATCACGATTAATAGCTGCCTCAGCAAGCGTGATAAAGTCGGGTATGACCGCGGTAAGATCGTCACGGTTCAGAAAGTCAGCAATCGACGCCTTTAGCTCAGTGTAGTTAGACAGTGCCATTTACTTTTTCTTCCGCTTTTTGGCTGTCTCTGCAGCAGCCTTAAATGCCTTGGCGGTGGGCGCACCCCTAGTCCCGGGCTTACGCATCTTTTCCTTGCTACCGGCTTTGATGCGCTTCCGCTTGGCTTGAATGTTTGCGTACAATCCCTTTTTACTTGCCACGCTTCTTGCCCTTCTTCTTGCCTTTACCGTATGGCATTACTTGCTCCTCGACTTAGTTTGGATCTGAGGCAATTATACCTCAAGCTCCTTGTTAATCTGCTTGATATGATCCTCTCCACACTGCTCGCAGATAGGAACGCCACATATATGCGACTCTTCGGCATCTCCCACTTCTGCGCTACAGATATTACAGTTGCTCTCCATCGTCTCCGCTCCTTGCCACCATTCCCGCTGTAGTTGCACCTAGAAGGCCGTACATTGGCATATTGCCGGTCATAAATCCGCGCAGCACCTCTTCCGGCGACTTACCTGTTAGCCTAGCTGTACGCTCAATCATCTCGTTAACTTCTGTAATCATAGGCTTGCCTTCGTAATTTTTAAAACCGGCCCACGCAACATCTTGGAAGTTTGCGGGCTGCACTCCGCGCTTGGCTGCTTCCTCTCCTACGATAGACTCCATTATCCCATAAGCGCCGTCTGGTGGCGCGTTTAAGGGCTTCCCCCCGGAGGTCATGCCCCGGGTCATTTGCTCGTCAATCGTGGCCCGGGATCTATCCCCCAAAAAGTTTGCAGAAAAATTGAAACGCTTTGGTGTATCGGCGGCGCTTAACCCTCTGCCCTGATTGATGACTCTATCGTACATAGACATATTGCCAGTAACATATCGCCCGCCTATTGGGTAAGGCATTTCGTATGCCGCAGTAGGTGGAGATAATCCCTGATTACGCAAGAAGTTGCCATATGCCGCCATAAGAAGGTTTGAGCGCGGGTCTGCTCCACCAGTTGTCGCCGCCATAGCATCCGCAAACTTTTCCTTAAAAGCCCGCCTGCCAGCCTCTGGGCCTAACTCTGCAATAAACGCTTCCTCAAGCTGGCCTAGCGCATACCAATCCTGTGCCAGCGGCCCCTGCCCGGCATCAAACGCCTCATTTAGTGCAGCCCTAGACTCTGGTGTATCAAACTGCGCCGTCTTCCTATCAATAGTTTCTTGCTTTTTAGGCAAGGTGTCGGTCAGGGTATTCCCCTCTAGCTCGTAATAAGACGGGTCAGCGTAATAACGATCCTCCACCGGAAACATTGGGTCGTAACCGTCCTCCTCCATTTCTTTAATAATCTCCGAGCGCCTTTTCTCTGCCGCTTTACCTTCCTCAGACGGACCCTTAGCTAGATAAGGCTTTTTCTTTTTCGGATCAATTTTTTCAACCGGGGTGCCAACTTGAGGATAACGCTTTGCTAACGCCCTAAATGGGGCCGCGGCAACTTTTCCAGCAGCCGGAACTGCGCCCAGCAGGGTGGCTACACCCAGCAGCCCCGCTTCGGTCATGTTGCCCCTCTCAAACGCATCTGCGGTCTCTGCCGCCCCTTTTGCGTCACCCACCCCGGGAATGAAGTCCAAGACACCCATTATCTTGTCGGCGGCTCTGTACGCAGCGTATGGATTGTTCTCGTAAAGGCCCATTCTTAACAGCCCAGACGCAAGCTCATCCCGCGCTGAGTCCACAAAGCCCGGCTCATATGGCTGTAGCTGTGGCATATCCCTGCTCATTACTTATTTCCCCAGCTTTCCGTTAAACGCTCAATAATTCCCAGCAGGGCAGGCTTTCCGTCTGAGCCTTCAAACTTTAAGTAACCTTCCGGGTCTTGGTTCATGAACCGTCTGCCGGTCTCTGACAAATCAACTATGCCCCTTCGCGGGTCATAAGTGCTGCCGTAAACGTGCTGCATTGCATAAGGCGCAGAATTGCCTCTTCTAGCTGAGGGTAGCCCCATCTCATACAAGCCCTTCGCGTTTTTGAACCTCATAGCCTCTGTCAAGAATGCCTCTGACTCTCCAGCAGACAACAAATAATTTTGATGCTCGGGCAGCTTTCCAACGGAATGAATGCGCATGGAAGCAAGATCGTAAGGGTCTAATTGATCTCGACCAACCAGCGCGGGGAATAGGTCATCCGGCTGGTCGTGGTCCCTGAGAAATGTAACTTCATTCCAAAACGCTTTACGCGCACTTCTTTCCGCATCGCTGCCCGCTCCACGATTAAGTCCCTGCAAATCCTGCACCGCGTGTTGAAGCTCATGCATCGTTGTTGATTCCATTCGATCAATCATATCCGGGGCTTCCCTGCCAACGCCGATAAACGGGACTACATAGGGATCATCTGGGTTACGGACAATGTTCAGCAGGCCGTCACCTTCACTGTAATATCCCGTCATATTTTCTTTGCGCAAGTCTTCTAACGACAGATCCAGCATTTCAAGGTCAGGCAACGTCTCAAACAGCTTGTCGTGCCTATACATCTCGGTAATAGGCTCTCGGATTGTTGGCATCTTTCCATGCGTCTCTGAGAACGTATCCCTTGCAGCGTCATAAGCAGACTGCGAGAAATGAGCCTCATCGTCAGGCAACTCGGTTCTCCACTGACCATCTGCGCCCCTAAAAAACGCAGTTTGGTTGTAAATCTCAGAAGGCGTCACACCCTTCTCTTCAAGTTCTTGCGCCCTAGCGTAGTCATCTGCATCACCCAAAGTGTGCTTGAACGTAGCCACACGCGCTGGGCTAACAAACATTGATTTAAGTGCGCCTGCGGCAACATCACCAGCGCCCGGTATTGCCCCTATCACAGTAAGCAAGCCAAGTACTGCAGCCTCGCCATAGTTGCCCTCTGCTGCCGCATCAACAGTCTCTGCGCCACCCTTCGCGTCTCCGAGAAAAGGCACAAAGTCCATCAGGCCAGACAGGTTCTCTGCCATCCTGTATGCGCGGTATGGGTTATTTTTATACAGACCTAGACCAAGCAGCCCCTCAGCCATGCTGTTGGTTCCAGAGTCTACAAGCCCCGGCTCATACGGGACTAATTGAGGATCAGTAGCCATCTCTCATTATACCATCAAGCGATGCCCTGTAGGTTACGGCGAATAGGCTCGCCCCAATCACTGGTCTCACGGTGACCGACCGCCAGATACCGAAATGCGTCAGCACTGTGGCTTGACCAATCATGCGCCGGTCTGCCCTTCCATACCCGGTTATTGTCATCGTATTCCCGGTGATACGCTCGCAGCGCGTCCACACCGTGGCTGCACTTCTCAGCATCAAACCAGCACGTTGCCAGTAATGACCGGGACGCCTGTATCCCATCGTCTACGTTCAGCTGCGGGGCGATCTGGATGTTGCTGAGACCTAAACTTTGCAGCGTCTCTAGCCGGGACTTGCCAGACCCTAGCTCCCGCACCCTTACGTCATGCGGCAGTATGTGCTGGTCATAGACGTATCCCTTGCTCTGCAGCACCCTAACGTAGTGGTCTAGTCCAACTCCAGATGTCTCGTAGTGGTCTATCAGGCGCGTCTCAGGGCCAACCTTCTGGCAGAACCAGATAGCCGTTGTGTCGCCTATCCCCAAGTCCCACGCCGTGATCACAGGTATCCGGGTCTCATACGGGACCGCGGTGATCCTGCTTTGTGCGTTGGCGTCACGCATCTCTAGCGAGTAATACGCGCCCTCATGGTGGGTTAGGAATGAGCCTTCCCAGATATGATCATAGTTCTCTGGGCGCTTCTCAAAGTCATTCTGGCGCACAAGCTCCAGCACCTTGGGGAAGTATGGGTTGTCACGCCAGTTGATCTCTACGATCTTGCTGCTTGCCGGGGTATCGGCCCGGAACCGCTGGTGAGTCGCTGATAGGTTGCTCTCGGGGTTCCACGACACCCATAGCTCAGAGCCTTCCTCGCGGATTGTGGGGTCCAGCTTGTCCCACGCCATGCCTGACACGGTCTCAGCCTCATCTACCCAGCACAGAAGGATGCGGGCCTTAGACTTAATACTGTCGAGGTTCCTCCGCAGCCCGGAAAAGGTGAACTCAATATTGCCGTCCCGGGACCGTATGTATCGCTCACCGACCTCATAGTAATCAGCCAGCCAATCATACGTCTTGATTGCCCCAGCGACCTCTTCAAACGAGCTATCGCCAAGGCTGTTCATGAACTCCCGGGCGCATAGGATCTGACCCGAGCGACCCTCACTGCCCCATATGTAGCCTCTGACAGCAGCCATGATTGCAAATGAGCGGCTCTTCCCAGAACCACGACCACCATAAGCGCAGCGATAGCGCGCCTCACCAGCAAATAGCTCTACCAGCTTCGGGGGTAATTCAATCGTCGCTATATTCGTCATCGGGCAACCGGGGTATCAACTCTATTACCGTAGGCGACATACTGCCGTCACTTGTCGTTAGATCAACCTCAGTGGCCTTCAGCTTAGGCTCAGTGTACGCGGCGATCTTATCCCATGCGTCTATGCTGGCCTTGATATCTGCCGTCTCCCCGGTCTCTGCTATGCCATGCAGCCTAACGGCCTGCTCTGCCATACGCATGATCGGATGGAAGTCATCCCCATACATATCCTGCAGCCGGGTTAGCAGAAACTTCTTGTTGCGATTTGGTACGCCGCGCCTACTCACTCTGAGATCAACTCACTGATATCCAAAAACAATTCTGAACGCTCCGGGTGCGGAACTGATGCAGCCCACCACTCACCCTCAATAGATCCGCAGTGGATTGCGCCGTCCTGTATATCCCTAATGTCCATAGGGTAACTCTCAACACTACCGTCTGAGAACGCCACCATGTAAGTGCCTTCCGCATCTGGCATCTCGCCAAACTGGACCGGATACCATTGTATCGACACTAGCTGCTGCATCCCCTTTCCCCTGATAGGTGACGTAGGTGATCAAATACTACTCTCTATGAGTTAAATGGCCCCTTTCGTATCTGATCTATAAACGATGCTACGCCTCACCGCCGGAGGGAGGGGCCGGAGTCCTAAATCCCTGTTCCCTATATTATCGCTCATTGTCCGGCTTCTTTAAAGCGGCAGGGCAGCGCACTATCTCAAGCGGTGGCGTGTCTGCCTCCTTTAGTGGCTTAACGGATAGGTCACTCATGATAGCCATATCCTCGCCCCAACGCTCTGCCATCTGGGTCGCAGCCTGCAGCGCG